GCATCATGGCCTGTTATCTGTGTATGGTTAACCTCTATGGGTATCTGCACAATGGCATTCAACCTTAATGGTTTCAACTTCAACCAGTCAGTCGTAGACTCATCAGGTAAGGTTGTTCCTACTTGGGGTGATGTTCTTAACAGAGCAAACCTTGGTATGGAAGTTATGCACGAAAGAAATGCACACAACTTCCCACTTGACTTAGCAGCTGCTGAGACTAGTGAAGTTGCACTTGTTGCTCCTGCCATTGGTTAATGGAACTCATCGCAAATGCTGTTGCCATAGCAGCAACAGCATTCGGTGCGTATCGGATGACACCTAAGAATTAATATGATATAATAGGAGGGTTAACACCCTCCTTTTTTTATGAAAATAATTGATAATTATCTTGATCAAAATAGTTTTGATTATATTTCTAAGATACTTGGTTCAAATAGTTTTCCCTGGTTTTATACTAATGCTAAGTCATCTACAGATGTTGATCATGTTTTTAACTATCAGTTCTTTCATAGGTTTTATTTTGATACTAAAATAACTTCACCATATTTCAATATGATGACCCCTATTATTGCAAAGATTGGGATAAGTGACCCCAATAAATTGCTTAGAATAAAAGCAAATTTGAATCCACCTTCTAATGATCTTGTAAAATATGCTATGCATAGGGATCAAAAATATTCTTGTAAAGCAGCAATATATTATGTTAATACAAATAATGGATATACTACATTTGGAGATAAAAAGGTAGAATCAAAAGCAAATAGAATTGTATTTTTTGATGGTAATGAATTGCATTCAGGAACTAACTCTACTGATTGTAAGAATAGGATGGTTATAAATTTTAATTATTTTTGATTTTGTGGTATACTAGATACTATAGTAATTAAAAAAAAATATGGATGAGGAATTACTTAGAGCACAAATAAATGAATTAATTCGTGATGAAATTCAGGAAGGAATCAATGATTATGTGGATTCAAAAGAATCTTCTGAGAAGAGTGGGCTTTCATTTGTTGAGAAAGAGGATGAAAAAGAATTGAAAGTTAGTATTTCTAATAGAGAAATTGATAGAATTATTGCTGAGTATAAAAAAATTAAAAAATCTGAGAAATCTAATATCGGACAAATAAAAAAACTTGGGTTAGTTGATAAGGACGGAAGACCATTATAAAAATCTAAATAATCATAAGTCGCAAGCACTTATGAAACTCTTATCTTCTCCTCGTCAGTATTTGTTTAATTTGAAAACCACAAGTTCACAAGAAGCAATACGAATGTGGAGGAGAAATGTAAAAGAGAGATGGGATTATGAGTGTGCCTACTGCGGATCTAAAAAAGAATTAACAATTGATCATGTAGTTCCTCGTTGTAAAGGAGGAACAGATTTCACAAAGAATGTAGTATGTTGCTGCCATTCTTGTAATCAATCTAAAGCTCATAGTCCTTGGGAAGAGTGGTATCTTTCTCAGGATTTTTTTAATGTGGAAAAATATAATAAAATTATAGATTGGATGAAACCAGATCCTCCAGTAAACTTGTTTACTTATCGTCCAAGACGTAACAATGCAACTTGAATAAATAGATCAGCAGTATATACTGCTTCTACTGGTACATACCGAATATATAAATGGCAACCCCGATAAGGATCAAACGATCTGCGGTACCTGGAAAAAGACCGCAGGTTACAGACCTACAAGTAGGAGAATTAGCTCTTAATACTCACGATGCAGAATTAGTAACTCTAAGGCAGAGAGCATTTACACATCGGTTTGTCTCTTCAAATAATAATTCGGTTAATGTTCAGAGTGGTGCAGAGAATGGAAATCAAAAGACTCCAAATGATGCAACATACATTGCTTCAACAGGTGTTCTTACATTAAAATTTGCTTCTGCTCATGGATTAGCAGATGGTGACACAATTACTCTTGATAATGATTCCTTAAAGTTTACTTGTGATGCAGATAATTATGCAACTGAACATACATATCCTCGTTCAACAGACCCAATTGCAGGCGTAACTACTGCTGTTGGTGGTGTAACCACAACTAGTTTTACTATTAATGTTGGAAAGGGATATTCTACAGAAGTTGTTAGAACTGGTGCAGGTGCAACAGTAACTAACGTAATATATGTAACTAAAGATGGAAACGACAACAACACAGGACTCAAACTCGGAGACGCAAAAGGAACAATTCAAGGAGCAGTCGGAATCTCAACAGACGGATCTGTCATTAGAGTTAGTGCTGGATCTTATGTAGAAGAGAATCCAATTGTTTTACCAAAGCAGGTTAGTTTAGTTGGAGATAGTTTAAGAGAAGTATCGATTATACCTAAGAATGTAGATAAGGATATATTTCATGTTGCTCCTGGTGTGATGCTACAGGAGTTAACTTTTTCTGGAACAGTGGATCAGGGAGTTGCTGCAGTCGCATTTAATCCAGATAAAATTTATTATTATGATCAATCACCATATATTAGATTCTGTACCAATAAAGTTGGTAACAGTATTGGTTTAAAGATTGATGGAACCAAATCACTTGGTCCATTTAAGAGTATGGTTACTGACTCTTATACCCAATACAATGCAAATGGCATAGGAGTTTCAATTAGTAATGAGGGATATGCTCAGATAGTTTCAATGTTCACTATGAATCTTGATGTTGGAATTACTTGTATTAGTGGTGGACAATGTGATGTAACAAACTCCAACTCTTCATTTGGAAATTATGGAATGATTTCTGATGGTATTGGACCTAGAAAATATACAGGAACAATAAATGCTGAACAAATTCCTAATCAAGATACCTTTGTAGTAAACTTAGGAATCTCCACTCATTCTGTAGATGATGCAATATATGATGGTAACTCTGGTATTTTAACAGTAACCACTTATACTAATCATGGACTTGAAGTTGGTGTGGGTGTTACATTATCCAAGTTAGGATTTACTTGTGACTATGGAGATTATACTCATGCATTTGTAAGTGGAACTTCTGGTGCTGTAACTGTTAATACTGGTGTTGGTTATACTGCAAAGACTGGAACAACATATACTCCAACTACTGGAGAGTTGGTTATAGATTTTGGTGAAGCACATGGTCTTAGTGCTGCAGGTATTTCTACAACACAAAGTGCTTCTTATACACCAACAACAGGTTTATTAACAATAAACACTCAAGACAATCATGGAATGTCTAATGGAGATTATATTAAAATTGCTGACGAATCATTAATATTTACTTGTTCAAGAGATGGTCAAGCTACAAACCATAAGTATCCTAGAATTTCTGATCCTGTTTCCAATAAATGGTTACCAGTTACTGTAGTTGATAGTGATACTTTTACTGTTAATGTAGGAATATCTGAGGATTATAATCATCTATATTCAAATAGTGTTCCTGGTAATATTAAAAGAGCAGTAAATACTATTGGTATTGCCACGGATGGTGTAACATTTACTTGTTCTAAAGATAATAATGCTTCTAATCATTCTTATCCAAGAACAACTGATCCAGCACACAATGCCACATTGGGTATTGAAGCAGTGACTACTAATTCTGTTACTGTTAATGTTGGTGTATCAACTCATGACATATTCCCAAGTGGTATAAATGGGTATATTTTTGATGTTGTTTCTGTTCCTACAACAAAATCATTTGTTGTATATGTTGGACCTAATAGACATCCTCATACTTATGTTTCTGGTGGTAATGTAAAACCTGATATTATCAGACCTTTTGATGGTCAGGTAGTCTTTTTTGATACTTTATATCAAGAAGTTTTTAAAATAAAAGTTGCTAATGGGGGTTCTGGATACACTAGTGTTCCTACAGTAACTATTGATGCACCACCAACTGACTGGGGTGTTCAGGCAACAGCTGTTGCTGAACTTAAAAATGGTAAAGTTGATAGTATTGAGTTAGTTTCAAGTGGAAGAGGATATACATCTATTCCAAATGTTACAATAACTGGTGGTGGTGGATCTGCTGCTGCAGCAGCATTAGTAATGGTGCCAAAATATTATTCTATAACAAAATCAACACCAATATCTGCTGGTATATCAACCATTACTGTTAATGATAATGTTCCATATACAGTTGGTGTTGGGGTTACAGTTCCATTCTATAAACAGAGTAGAATTTTAGCATCCAGTCATTCATTCGAATACATTGGAACTGGTGTTGATATAGTTAATTCATTACCATCTAGAGGTGCTGTTCCAATTCAAGATAATGAAATTGATGATCGGAATGGTGGACTAACTATCTTTACAAGTACTGACCAAGCAGGTCAATTTAGGATTGGTGATGGTGTCATCATTGATCAACAGGCAGGAACAATTACTGGAACATTCTATTCCAAGAGTTTGTTCTCGACAATGACACCGTTCATTCTAGCACTAGGAGGAGATTAAAAGAATGGCATTAGCATTAAACGTATTCCAAACAGTACCATACGTTGCACCTACAAGCCCAGTGGGCATTTATACAGCACCTGTTGGATACACTGGTGTTGTTCTTTTAGCACAGGCAGCAAACATTGGTTCTGGGACTCAAACTGTATCTTTCTCTCATGAAAGATCTATTGCTGGTACAGCAGTTACAACAGAGATTGTAAAAGATTTGCCAATTGAGGCAAGTGATACTGTAAATTTATTACCAGGTAAACTGGTTCTTGAAACTAATGACATTCTTGTATTGTCTGCAAGTAATGCAACTGATATTAAATTTTTGGGAAGTATATTAGAAACACTCAACTAAATTAAATCCAATGGCTGTAAAATATCTTAGTAATAAATTTAAAGACCTTCAGGTTGGTATTACAAATTATAGTGAGAATAAAGGTTCCTCATTATATGTTGTAGGAAATGTTGGAGTTGGAACTAATGATGCCACTGCTGAAGTTGGTATTAGTAATACTTCTATATTGGCAGTTGGTATTCTTACAGCTTATAGGATTTATAGTTCTGTATATGGTGAGTTTACTGGAGCCTTTAGTGGTGGTACTATACAGGCAAATAGTTTAACTGTATCTGGAATCTCTACTTTAGGTAATGTAAAGGTATCTGGTGGTATAGTAACTGCGACTACAGGCGTTGTAACTTATTATGGAGATGGTCAATATTTAACTGGTATTGATGTAGAAAATCCATCCCAATTAAATGTATCTGGTGTTTCTACATTTGCTGGTGCTATAGATGCTAATGGTACATTAGATGTAGATGGTTCTACAAATTTAGATGATTTAGTAGTAACTGGTGTTGCAACTTTTAATAACACTGTTAACTTATCATCACTTTTGGATTGTAATGGTGGTGCTGATATTGATAGTTTAACTGCAGCAACTGCTAAGATTTCTGATTTAACAGATAGTAGGATTGTAATTGCAGGTCCTAATGGTGAGTTAGCAGATAATTCTAATCTTAGATATACCTCATCCACTTTAACTGTTGGGACAAATTTAGATGTAGATGGTCAGACTGAATTAGATGATGTTAATGTTAGTGGTGCTATTACTGCTACTACATTCACGGGTAATTTAGCAGGTACAGTTACTAGTAACTCTCAACCTAACATTACTTCACTTGGTACTTTGAGTGGACTATCAGTATCTGGTACTGGTTTGCAGGTTGAACATGCAGCAAATGGTGTTGCACTTGATGTAACTGGATATACAGAATTAGATACTGTAAGTGTTGCTAGTACTTCTACTTTTAATAATGATGTAACATTTGTTGGTGCAACATCTAATGCAAGATGGGATCATTCTACAAGTGATTTAATTTTATTTGATAATACTCGATTAGAATTTGGAAGTAATAAAGATTTTGAGATATGGCATGGAGGTTCTCATACCTTCCTGAAAAATACTGGTGGTGATCTCAGAATTCGTGGTGATGTAATCAAACTTGCAAGAGAAGATGGTACTGAGACATATCTTGAAGCTAATGTTAATAATGAGGTAAAATTATTCTTTAATGGTAATGAGAAAGTTGCTACTACTGTTCATGGTATTGATGTAACTGGCCATGTTGAGACTGATACTTTAAAGGTATCGGGATTATCAACATTTGTAGGGGATGCTGTATTTAATGGTAATGTTTCTATTGCTGGAACATTAACTAAAGAAGATGTAACTAATATAGATTCAGTAGGTCTTATAACTGCTAGGAGTGGAGTAAGAATAAGTGGTGGTGGTTTAACTGCAGTTGGTGTTGCTACATTTAGTGATGCTATTAATGCTAATGGTAGTTTAACTGCATCAAGTGCAAAAGTTTCTGATTTAACTGTTAATAGAGTTGTTACTGTTGGAGCAAGTGGAGAACTTCAAGACAGTGCTAACTTAGGATATGATGGAACTAAACTTACCACGAATGGTTTAACTGTAAATGGTAATATTCTTGCTCCTAATGCAGGAAATTTTGTTGCTATTGGTACTGCTAATGCATTAGGTGCAGGAACTGATAGATTAGCTCTCTTAGGAAGTTCAACTGATTCTGGAGTAAGAATTTGGGCTTCATCTGCTGCACATAAGGCAACATCTGTTCCATTACAGGTAGCAGATTATTCTGGTACAGAGTTATTCAGAGTTCATGGTGATGGTAATGTTGGTATTGGTAGTGCAATTCCTACACAAAAATTAGATGTTGTAGGAACGGTAAAGGCAACATCATTTATTGGGGATGGTTCTGGTTTAACTAATCTTTCTGTTTCTGGTGGACTTTGGGTTGCAAATTCTGCTGGTATTCATACAACAGTTGATGTTGGTATTGGAACTACAAATCCATCTGCTGCTGTTACTTCTGCTAATACTGCAAAATTAGCAGTCGGCATTGTATCTGCTTATCAACTTTATGGTGAAGGTTCTAATTTAACTGATGTTAGTTGGGGAAGTAGTCCTGGTAGTAGTAGTTTTATTACACAAGGTTCTCAAACTGCCGTAGGTGGTGATGCTGGTGACTGGCAGGTTATTGCTGGATATTGGGCTGGTTGTTGTGCAAATAATAATACAAAATATAATGTTATTTTTGGTCAAAGTGCTGGAAGAAAACTTGTAGATGGAGATAGGAATGTTCTTATTGGGTCTGATGTAGGATGTGGACTCACTACTGGTATGAGAAATGTATATGTGGGTTCTGATGTAGCATGTGCATCTCTAACAGGTGATTATAATATTGGACTTGGATATCAATCCTTACGTCAAAATACTGGTAGTTGTAATATTGCAATAGGATTCTGTGCTGCTGATGGAAATACTTCTGGTGAGCAGAATATCATTATAGGTAAACGTGCAAATTATGATGTTGGTGGTGGTGGAAATGATAATATTTGGGTAGGAACAGAATCTGGTGGATATGCATCTGGTTCTTGTAATAGCTTTATTGGTGTACAAGCTGGTTATGGTGTTTATAATGGAACCTTTAATATTGGATTAGGATATCAAGCAGGTCAATCAGTTATTCAACAATCTGCTCATTATAATATTAGTATTGGTGCTAAAGCAGGATGTCTTGGAACCACTGGATCATGTAATGTTTTCCTTGGAGTTTGTGCTGGTAGATCAGTTTCATCAGGAGACTTTAACTTATTTGCTGGTCATAAAGCTGGTGATGCAGTTACAGTTGGTGCTTGTAATGTTTACTTAGGAAACTTAGCAGGTGCTGGTTCTACTGCAGGTGAAAGAAATATTGCAGTAGGACAATGTGCTGGTTATAGTAATAAGACAGGAAGTTATAATATATCATTTGGTTCTTGTGCTGGATATACTAATGAGACTGGTGTTAATAATGTTTTCATAGGAAAGGATGCTGGTAAAGTAAGTACTACATCAAACAACACATTTGTTGGTGGTTTATCTGGAAGTAAAGTTACATCTGGAGATAGTAATGTTTTCCTTGGACCTAATTCTGGACTTGAAGCAACTACTGCTGGATGTAATGTATTCATAGGTGCAAATGCTGGTCAAGGTGATACTGGTCAACCAATTATTGGTGGATGTAATATTGCTTTAGGTGCATTTGCTGGAAATGAACTTAAGGATGGTACTGATAATCTTTTCCTTGGAACTAGAGCAGGAAAGATAACTGATGATGGTATTGGTAATGTCTTTTTAGGATATTATGCAGGTTCTGCTAATGGTAGTGGACATTGTAATGTCTTTATTGGAAATCAGGCTGGTGATACAAATACCACTGGTAATAACAACATTGCTATAGGTTATAATGTAGAATTACCATCAGCATCTGATAGTTGTCAATTTGCTATTGGTAATGGTACTAATCGTTGGATTACTGGTGATAGTAATTTCAACACAACTCTTTCTGGTATTGTAACTGCCTATGCTTCTGGTATTGTTAGGGCTACATCTTACTATGGTGATGGTTCTAATTTAACTAATATTGGTGGTGGAACTCTTATTTCAGGAATTACTGTACAAGAAGAATCAAGTACTGTTGGTATTGCAGGTTCCATAAAAACATTAGATTTCCAAGGTGCAGCTATAACTGCATCTGCATCGGGTACCACTGCAACTATTGTAGTTAATTCTGGTATTAATACCACAGACACTTCTACCTTTGAAGATCTAATTGTTAATGGTAATGCTGGTATTGGTAGTCTTAGTGTAGTTGGTGTTTCTACATTTAATGGTGTAATAAATGCTAATAGTCCCACAACAAATTCAGCAATAAACATTCAACTTAATGGTAATACAAAAGGAAGACTATCCCCAGAGAGCGATGGGTTCGAGATACAAACAACTGGTGATGATGATATAATATTCCACCCCAATTCTGCTGGTGGAACATCTGGAGATGTTATATTTAAGTCTAGTGGATCTAAAAATGTTGTAGTATTGGGTACTGGTGAAGTTGGTATTGGGACTACTAATCCTAGTGCTGCATTACAAGTTGGTACAGCTGTTACAATTGCATCAAATGGTCAAGCAACCTTTGCTGGTATTGCTACATTTGCGAATGTTGATATTAATAGTGGTGCAATTGATGGAACTAATATAGGAGTTTTTCATAGATCTAACGCAAACTTTAATTATGTTGATATATACAATGATGTAGATATTAATGATACAACACAATCAATTAACACTACCACTGGTGCGTTAAAGGTAGACGGTGGTGTTGGTATTGTTAAAAATTTGAATGTAGGTGGAAATACTAATGTTACTGGTATCCTTACTGCAACCTCATACACTGGTGATGGTTCTAATTTAGTTGGTGTTGCAAAATCAACTGTTCTTGAAGATGCTGGTATTCATACTTCGGGAACAACAACTCTTAATCACTTTGTTGTAACTGGTATATCCACCTTTGGTAATAATATTGCAGTAACAGGAACTGCTTCTGCTACTGACTTTAATTCTACTTCTGATATTAGATTAAAGACTAATATCAAACGAATTGAAGACCCACTTTCTAAGGTTATTCGAATTGAAGGTGTAACTTTTGATTGGAAGGAATGGAACAGACCAGCACTTGGTGTTATTGCCGATCAGGTACAAGAAGTAATACCAGAACTTGTTCAGGGTACTGATCCTAAGACGGTTAATTATAATGGTTTAATTGGTCTACTCATTGAGGCTGTCAAAGAACAGCAAACACAGATTGATGACTTGAAGAGTAGACTCTCTAAATTGGAATGATTATATAAATATTAAAAATACCTAGTGTTACACGAAGACGGTAATTAAATGGCAATTAAAATATCAGGCTCTACTATTATAGATGATAGTAGGAATATAGTAGCAGGAGCAGCGGCAACTTTTACTGGAAATGTTTCGGTAGGTGGAACATTAACATACGAAGACGTAACTAATATAGACTCGGTAGGAATAATAACTGCAAGAGAAGGGATAAAAATACCATTTGATAATAAGAAGATACAATTGGGTTCAAGTGCACAGTTAGAAATTTATCATGATAATACTCATAGTTATATAAAAGAATTTGGAAGTGGTGGTTTATATATTAATGGTAGTCAAGTAACTATAGGAAACACAGATAATAGCAAAACTAGTATTCTAGCTACTCCCAATTCGGATGTTGTATTAAAATATAATAATTTAACAAAACTTGCTACTACTAACACAGGGGTATCAGTAACAGGAACTCTTGCTGCTACTGCATTAACTGGTGATGGTTCTGGATTAACTGGTATTACTACTGCTGGTGGTTCTCCTACTGCATGGTCTCAAGACGCACAAGGAAACTTAAAAGCAGGATCCGAGGCAGGTGAAAATCTTGATGCTGATACTTGTTGGAATATTCTTCTAGGTCAGAGATCTGGATATTCAATTAATTCTGGTGACAGTAATATTTTAATTGGATGTTGTGCAGGTACGTCAATTACTGCTGGATGTTATAATGTTATTTTAGGTCACGCTTCAGGTAGATGTCTAAGTAGTGCAGGTAATAATGTTATTATAGGTAAGGAAGCAGGAACTGGATCAAGTGGTAATGACAATGTATTCTTAGGTAGATATTCTGGTACTGGTGTAGGCGGTCAGGGTGATTTTAATATAGGTATTGGTTATGCAACTGGTGGTAGTGGTGGTATGAATAATGGTGATTATAATATTGCACTTGGATTCCGAGGAGGTTATAAGGTAACAACGGGAGATAGAAATATCTCTATGGGATACGATGCTGGAAAATGTGTAACTACTGGTAGTGATAACATTGCAATTGGTCAGTTAGCTCTTGGTGGTGCTACTGTAACTGGTAGTCATAATATAACTATTGGAAAGTATGCAGGTGAGGCTATAACTTCTGGTGCGTGTAATACATTCTTGGGTACTTATGCTGGTAGAAATAATACATCAGGAATTCAAAATGTTATAATAGGTTATAATCATTGTGCTGCCTCAGCTGTTGGAGACTGTCAATTATCAATTGGTTTTAGTGGTGATTACTGGATACGTGGTAATGAATCAAGCACTGTATGTTTAGCTAACACTACATCTATTAAGGCAGTTAATAGTGGTGGTGTCTTCTGTGCCACAGAATTTGTTGGTGGTGGTTCTGGTTTAACTGGACTTCCTGGATTCTCACCAGACGCAGATGAAAACTTAGTAGCAGGTACGAATGCTGGTGCTAACCTTGATGGTACTAATGCTTGTTATAATGTTTTACTTGGAAAAGATGCAGGTAAATGTATTACTTCAGGTTCATATAACTTGGCAATGGGTATTGATGCCCTTGGTGATGCCACTCTAACGGGAGATCATAATATTGGTTTTGGATATGGTGCAGGTGAAAAGATGACCAGTGCTGACCATAATATAGTGTTGGGTTATTTTGCAGGTAAATGTATAACTACTGGTAGTGGTACTGTTGCCATTGGTAAAAATACACTGCTAAAAGTTAGTACCTCAAATTATAATATTGCTCTGGGTTCTAATGCAGGTTGTAGTGTAACTACTGGTAATTCTAATGTTTTCATCGGTGAGGAGGCAGGAAAATCTAGTTCAGATATTACAGGATCCAATAATGTTTTCTTGGGACGTTATGTAGGTCGTGCTGCTGAAGGTGCTACTGCTAATATCCTGATTGGATGTAAGACAGGAGATACTTTAACTACGGGTGATCAAAATATTGCTATGGGTTCCAGAGCAATGGGATCTGGTGCTGTTACTGGTGATAATAATATTACATTAGGTCAGTGTTCAGGTAATACTCTGACTTCTGGTGATAAAAATATTATTATAGGTTGTGGTGCTGGTAAAATTCTAACTACTGGTAGTGATAATATATTCATGGGTGACACTGCTGGTGAGAATCTAACAACTACTAGTAGTAATGTTTTCATAGGTAATGCTGCAGGTAGATGTAGATGTACTGGTCATCAGAATATTGCTCTGGGTGGTAGTGCATTAAGAGGAAGTACTACTGTTTCTAATAATACTGGTTCATATAATGCAGCATTCGGTGTAAATGCAGGGTTGAATGTATCTACTGGTTCTTATAACTTCTTCTGGGGTAGAAATGCTGGTGATGCAGTTACCACTGCAAGTGGTAATATTGCGATGGGTTGTCACGCATTGGGAGGAAATGTTAGTGGTGCTTTTAACGTTGTATTAGGTGCAACAGCAGGACAATCAATTGGTGGTGCATGTAACGTCTTTATAGGAAGGGCTGCAGGTGAATCATCTGGAACTGCAACTGATAATGATGCATCTAGCAACGTTGCAGTAGGATTTGAGGCAGGAAAGTTATTAACTGACGGTGATCAGAATGTTTTCTTGGGTCGTGATGCTGGATCTGACGTTACTACGGGATGTAATAACATTTATCTTGGATATACGGCAGGAAAAGGAGATGCTACAGGTAGTGAGAATATAGCAATAGGTTGCGGAGCAGCCAGAAAAATTGGTGTTGGTGGTGGGAATATAAGCATTGGTAAGCAAGCAGGTGGTAATGAAGGAACTGCTGCTGATAATGATGCAGCAAATAACACTTCTATAGGTAATTATGCTGGATATAGTCTTACTGACGGTGATAACAATATCTTCATGGGTAATAGTGCTGGTGGAGAAACTACTACTGGTCTTGCCAACGTCATGATAGGTAACTATGCAGGTCAGTGTCATGTATCTGGTAGTGAGAATACTTATATTAACCACTGTGCTGGAAGATGTATGTGTAATGGTAGTGCTAACATTGCCATAGGTCAACATGCACTACAAGGTGGTAGTACTGTAAGTGCTAATACTGGTTCACTTAATGTTGCGATTGGAAAGGAAGCTGGTTGTGTTATGACTTCTGGTACTCGCAATGTTCTTCTTGGAGCAAATGCTGGAGATGCTATTACATCAGGTAGTTATAACGTTGCCCTTGGATTTAATGTAGATGTAGCATCAGCAACTGGTAATACTCAATTAGCAATTGGTTGTGCAGCTTCTAATTGGATTACTGGTGATAGTTCCTTTAATGTATGCCTAGCAGGAAGTACCATTAAGGCAATGGCTTCTGGTGGTATCTTCTGTGCTACAAGTTTTGTTGGTTCTGGTGCTAACTTAACTGGTATTAATGCTGGATTTGATCCAGACTCCCAAGAGAACTTATATGCTGGTACTAATGCTGGTGCATCTTCTGGTGCTGGTACTTGTTATAATATTGCTATAGGATATGAAGCTGGAAAAGTAACTGGTGATTATAATATCTTCTTTGGTAAGGGTGCTGGTAAGAGTGGTACTACTAGTGGTAATAATAACATTTTCATTGGTTGTTATTCTGGTCTCTGCATGGGTGGTGGTGGAGGAAATCAATTTATTGGTGACAATGCTGGTAGAAAATCTAATGGTGCATATAACGTTGTCTTAGGTAGATTTGCTTTTTGTGGTGATGCATCTCATAATGGGTGGAATAATGTTGTTATTGGTCATAAGGCAGCTAAAGGTGTAACTGGTGGTAATTCTAACGTATTCATAGGTCAATATGCTGCATGTGATTTTACTACTGGTTGTAGGAATGTTGTTATTGGATATCAAGTTCACCCACCTTCATTATCTGGTAATAATCAATTAGCTATTGGTTGTGGTGCTCATAACTGGATTGTTGGTGATAGTTCATTCAATGTTGGTATTGGTACTACTATTCCTACTGGAGCAGTTGGTGTTGGTAACACTGCTAAGTTATCAGTCGGTATCTTATCTGCCTATCAACTTTATGGTGATGGTTCTAACTTAACTGGTATTAATGCTGGATTTGATCCAGACTCCCAAGAGAACTTATATGCTGGTACTAATGCTGGTGCTGCGTCTGATGCTGATACTTGCTTTAATGTTGCCATCGGTTATGAGGCAGCAAAGGCATTAAATGCAGGTGATAAAAACGTTTTTATTGGGTATGGTGCTGGTGCTTGTACTACTACAGGTAGTGACAATGTATTCTTAGGTAGATATGCTGGTCAGCATACTCCTGATGAAGATTCGAGTGTTTTTATAGGAAAGAATTCTGGAAGGTGTAATACTGGTTGTGCTAATATTGCTATTGGTCTTTGTGCACTGAGGGGTACTGCTACTCCTAATGATAATAGTGGATATCGTAACATTGCTCTTGGTTGTAGTGCAGGTAAAGAACTGACAGACGGTGATGATAATATTCTGATCGGAGATCAAGCAGGACGTAATATAGGTGTTGCATTTTATAATTTGATTGGTGGTTATCATGCAGGTTGTAATATTAGCACTGGTTCTGCCAATATTATACTTGGAAAGTATGCAGGTAGGAGTGGTGTTCTCACTGGTGGATGTAATTTCCTTGGTGGTTATAAGGCAGGTGAAGATATTACTAGTGGTGCTTGTAATCTATTACTTGGTGTTACTGCAGGGGCTAATCTAACGACTGGTTCTTCTAATATTGCACTGGGTCAGTTAGCTATGGGATCTGGTACTGTAACTGGTACTCAGAACTTTGTTGGTGGTTATAAAGCAGCATGTAAGTTAACTTCTGGTTCCCAGAATATTGTGATGGGTTCTGAGGCTATGGGAAGTGGTACCATAACTGGTGATAAGAACGTAGCAATTGGTGATAATGCTGGTTATAAATTAACCAGTGGTCAGTATAATATATTATTTGGAACATGTGCTGCTAAATGTTTAACTGATGGTCATAATAATATTGTAATGGGCAGATGTGCAGGAAGAGGTCAAAATTTGACTGGAAATGTTAATATTATATTAGGTGCTTGTGCTGGATATGGTATTCAAAGTGGTAGTGGTAATATTCTACTTGGTATGTGTACTGGTAAATTAATTAGTACTGGTGGTCATAATGTTTTCGTGGGAGGTTATGCAGGTTGTTCTATTGGTGCTGGTGGATGTAATGTCTTCCTTGGAAAGGATGCAGGTAAGAGTGTAACTACTGGTAGCAATCTTATTGCAATAGGATGTGGTGCATTAAGTGCTGAAGATACTAATACTAATGGATCAATTGCGATTGGTCAGGATGCATTAGCAGTTCAGAATACTACTGGTTTAGGGAACGTTGCGATAGGTAAAAATGCAGGTCAATCGGTAACTACTGGAGGAGAAAGCGTTTACATCGGATATTCTGCTGGTGGTGGTACAACTGGTAGTAAGAACACTATTATCGGATTTTTAGCATTAACAGCTTCAGGTTCAGGAGAAGAAAATGTTGTTATTGGACGAGATGCTGGTCGTAACACTACAGGTAGTCAGAATACAATAGTAGGTGATGCAGCAGGAGATGCTTCTGGTGATGGTAGTTATAATGTATTTTTAGGTAAAAATTCTGGTAGTGCCGTCACAAATGGAGATGGAAATACTTTCTTGGGTTATAATTCAGGAGATGCAGTCACCACTGGATGCTATAATGTTGCCCTTGGACATAATGTAGATGTAGCATCAGCAACTGGTAATACTCAATTAGCAATTGGTTGTGCAGCTTCTAATTGGATCAGTGGTGATAGTAGTTTCCATATCCAACCTGGTGCTGGTATTAGAGACACAGCTGGTAATCTAGGTAGTGCTGGTCAAGTTTTATGTACTACTGGTAGTGCTGTAGCATGGGCAGATGCTGGTGGTGGTGCGACTTCAGGATCATTTACTGCAACTCCAGGTAGTGCATCTACCTTAGATACATATGCTTATGATTCTGCAGAATTAGTATTTGAATATACTGTGTTTGTTAAAAATGGTTCTGACTATCAATCACAAAAAATACTTATTATGAGAGATAGTACAACAGTACATTCGACTGAATATGCTGTGATGTATAGTTCTTCCTTACTTGTTTCATTAGACGTTACAATAAGTGGTAGTAATCTGTTATTGAGAGCTACACCAGAACCTGGTGTAAGTGGTTCGACAACATTCCGTTTCAAGCGTGAGGCAACTTAATGAGTTTAGATGTTACTATAGTTGGAGAATCTGAAGATACTCCTGTTATAAACTATACTCCAGATCCAATTGATGAGTATATGGTAATTGTGAATCTTCCAGAAGATTGGGAAGTAGTTCACAATTATATCATTAATGAAAATGAAATTGATGGTATTCCAAATAGAAAGGTTGAGTGTAGTAATGATCAACCTTTTTCATTAAGAACATCTATCTATATGATGAGTGCTGCAGAGGTAGAAGTATTAAAAACTCATCCTAAAGTTGAGACTGTTGAATTAAATCCTGATAAGTATCCTCAACCACAATCAATAGATGCTTATCGATATAAAAAGAATGTTGCATTTAATAAACCACTCTTAACTGCTGGTCAAGGTTCAGAATCTACTGGATATACAAATGGAGTTAGATCGAATTGGTCTCATTTATTTTTAACAAATCCAACATCAACACCATATAAAGGAGTTGGTATTACTACGACAGATACAACGGATAGTGATGTCATATATTCTTTAACGGGTAAAAATGTTGATGCAGTTACCATTGATACTGGAGTTGGTATATTACATCCTGAATTTATAGCTGGTGATGGAACATATAGAGTACAGGATGTAATTCTTGATGGTCCATATAAAGTTGATCCAGATTTCTTTAATGCAGATCCTACTAATAGATTAGAAACAGTTACGATTGATGGAGTTTCAATTGGTACTCGTGCAAAAGAATCTGTTGCTCGTGATTGGTGGGCTAATACTGGAACAAGTTATAGGTCTGCTGCATATGCAAGTATTGGTACAGCTACAATTTCATCAAGTTACACAAGGATACATGCACATAGTAAGAATGGAACGAATGCTGTTACCAATAGTCACGGAACATCTTGTGCATCTCAAATTGGAGGTAAGTCATTTGGACTAGCAATTGAGGCTAATTTATGGAATATAAGAATAGCATTAGGTGGTGCAGGTGGTGTTGTAAGTGGTGATACTTCATTAAATATATGTACAATATGGCATAAGGCTAAAAAAATTCAATCAGGTAATCCAGATCCTACCATTCTTAATAATAGTTGGGGTTCAACAGGATCAACTGGTAATAGTAGTGGTACATCATACAGTCATGTTTATAGAGGACAATCATTAACTTATACTGGCAGTGGAAGTGCTGGAACAATTCCTGCTAACTCTGGTTCTTGTAGGAACAATAAGTATTTTACTGTTCATACTGGATCTCCTTCAACTCTTGCATATAATGGAGATGGTCAATACACAAACACTGGTAGTACGACTAATACTGCAGCAGAAAATGCAATTGCAGCTGGTGTTATAGTTGTATCATCTGCAGGAAATACGAATCAAAAATTATCAGATAAGAATGATGTTGATTTTGATAATTTATATGGAGGATATGCATATGTTAATAGAACTGGTGGAGTTCAACAAGGATTTTCGGGAGACCATGAAAGATATAAAGGTACTATAAGAGTTGGTGCATTAGATTGTGCAGTTGAACCACATGACGAAAAGCAAGGATCTCCAAAATATTCAATACGTAAAGTTGTTTATTCTGCTAATGGTCCTATGATTAATATCTGGGCACCTGCAGAATATACTATGTCTGCTGCCTATGCAAGTGGTGAAGATTTGCAAAGAACAGACAATTCAAGTTTCTATGATCATTGGTTTAATGGAACAAGTTCTGCTTGTCCAAATACAGTTTCTTTACTTTGTTTATTCTTAGAATCAAATAGAAGTGCTAATCAAGATGTTGTAAGACATTGGTTAGATACCAGTGGGTCTACACCAATTGCCCTATCAGATCCGTATAGTGGAGTGAATGATACTGGTTATTGGAGTCTTAATTATAATTCAACATATGATCAACCTACCATTGAATGGGATGGTTATAATGTTCGTGGTAATGGTAATCTAAGAGGTGCGACTAATAGAGTTTTAACCAATCCATATGCAAGTAATACTCTACCGACAATAAGATCTTCTAAGGGTGTTGTTGAGGATGGACTTGTATTATATTACAGTGCAAATAATACATATTGTTATGAGAAAAAAACATTTGAATTTGATGTAACTAATAGTGGATCAGGTGCTTATACTATTTCAGGAACAGATAGGAATGGAACTGTTTCTGGTAATAATCCATCTATAAGTATCTTTTCAGGTGACCTTCTTAAATTTAAAGTTGATGCCAGTGGACATCCATTCTGGGTTAAAACAGTTGCTAGTACTGGAACTGGATCAGGAGCTTCACAAGTTACGAATAATGGTGATGATGATGGAACAGTTACTTTTGATACATCAACTTTAAATACTGGAACATATTATTATAATTGTCAATATCATAGTTCAATGCAAGGTACCATTTCGAACGTTAATAATAAATTATATAATTTGGTGAGACCAGGTGATGGATGGTATCAATCTACTCCTAGTCCATATTACTTAGATGGAACAATTACATGGGGAACATCTTTTAGTTCTGATAATGGTGGAGTTTGGGACTTTAGTTCATCTCAAACTCAAATACAGAATCCTGTTCATACTAGTACTACTTTCGGAACAGGTGACTTTGCATTTGAATTTTGGGTTAATCCTGATGACTTTGGTAGTAGAGGAACTTTCTTTGATTCAAGACCCTCTAATGGTACAACAGGTATAACGATTGGTCACGAATCATCTTCAGGAGAAATTAGAGTTTATATGAATGCTACTAGTGGCAGTGATATTGTTGTGCAAAGTAGTGATTTTGTAGCAGGTCAATGGCAACACATAGTAGTTACAAGGTTATCTGGAACAGTAAGTTTATTTATCAACGGAGTTTTAAAAGATTCTGGAACTCGTACAAGTGATTTAAATAATAATAGTTCTGTAATTATTGGATATAAAACTTACACCTCTTCTACTTATGATTATTTTGATGGTAAAATTGGTGAGATTCGTATATACAAAGGAAGTGGTTTAACGCAAGCACAAGCAAAACATAATTATGATACAACTAAAGCGAGATATAATTCTTTGTCAGATACAATTGGTCTGGTATCTTATGGTGATTCAAAAATAACTGCTGGAGATGCTATTAAAGGATTGCAATTCCATACTCATCCTGAAGATGTTATTGTGGGTCAACCTGCAGAAACATATCAAAAATCTTATGGTGCTGTGGTGAGATATCAGAATTCAAGTAGTACTTATAAATCGTCATTCATTGTATCTAATAATGAGTTTTCAAGTGCCACAGTATATGATGATAAAACTGATACTGGTAGTTCACAAATGGGTGGTTTTTCAGCTTCAAAAACTCATATGTATTATAAAGGTTATTGGGGTAATCGTCAGATGATTAGACTAAGTGATCTGACATTTACGGGTCAGTACAAATATAATGGTCAATCTCCATACACATATAATAATAGTTATCCCAATAATTTAATTGGTGCTAATTGGTCAGCTAATCTATACTATGCAACTAATAATACTAGTGAACCAATGGGTGATTTTACTCAATCAACATTAAAAACTACCGCAGGTATTTCAACTTCTGGTAGTGGTTATATACACGGAACTGCATCCATGAATGGTATCACCCTATGGGCAAGTGGTTATCAAGGTGGTGGTATGGATAAGTCAAGAATATTTAAGAGTACTGATGGTGGTGTTAATTTTACAGAAGTATATTCAATTTCACCATATTCATTTGGTGGATATCTTGGTGCCTATCCACATTATAATGGTGGTAAGTTTATGTGGTGGGTAGGTGCAGATAGTACAAATAAAGTTTTTTCTTCATCTGATGGAGAAACTTGGACTGATGAAGGAGCTCAGAGTAGTGGTCCAGGAGCACCTACTTATCATGGATTTCGAGAGATTGTTTATAATAAGTATACTTGTAAGTTTTATCGGTGTTGGAATTCGCAACAGGTAATGTCATCTTCTGATGGTGTGACATGGAGTCAGGAAACTTCATTTACACCTGCTCATTGGAATATGGTTGTTATGTATGATGGAAGTATGCTTGGAATGCAGATTGATGGAACCAATGCTAAGTTCTATAAATATCCAAGGAGTGGTCATAAAATAGATTGGACAAATTCCACATTATTAAATACATCATCAATATCATCTAATATTAGTAGTGTTAATTCTCCTACTATAGGTTTATGGGGATTCACTGCACATAGTTCTGGAGGTTAAAAATTATGGATGATAATTATAAAGTAGAAGCACAAATTGGTGGTAATTGGGTAACAATTGCAGACAATATGATTGAACCAGAAGCACACATTATTTTGAATCGAGTTCAGAATTCAAGTATTAGTGCAACCGACATGAGAGTTGTCGAATCCCCATTATAAATAACTAAAAAATATATCAATGGCAGATAAGAGTTTTGGTGTAAAGGAATTAAATTTATTTGGGTCATCGGGAACTCCCACGATTGATAGTCCCAATGACTTGAATTTAAATGCTAGTACTGTTGCCATAAGTACTAATCTAACGGTAGGAAATAAACTTAGTATATCATCAGCAGGTATTGTAACTGCCATAAGTGGTGTTGTAACTTATTATGGAGATGGATCAAAATTAACTGGTATTTCTGCAGGTGGATTCACACCAGACGCACAAGAAAACTTATTTGCAGGAACAGGTGCTGGTGCATCTAAAGATTCTGATACTTGTTTTAATATTGGTATAGGAAAATGTGCTTTAAACGCACAGGATGCATCAGGATCATATAATGATGGTAGTAATGTAGCGATTGGTTGCTTGGCTATGTGTAGAGCAACAGGTGGACAAGAGCATGTTGCAATAGGTGAAAAAGCAGGTGCAGGTTTAATGAATGGATATAGCAATATCTATATTGGAAATACTGCTGGAGGTGATACAGGAGCTACAATTAATAGTGAATTTAATATTGGATTGGGATATGGAGCTTTAAGGTCTAATACTGGTCATTGTAATATATCATTTGGTTATGAGGCTGGAGTACAAGGTAACGCAGCTCATAACTTCACCGTTGGTAGATATGCTGGAGGTCATTTACAGAGTAGCAATAACGTTGCCATCGGTGAATGTGCGATGCAACAAACGTCTACTGGTAACGGTAATAACATTGTAATCGGTAAGAAAGCAATGTTATGTTCAACCAGTGGATCTCATAATGTAATCTTAGGATGTGGTGCAGGTGAGCAGACAAATACTGGTGCTTATAATATTTTCATGGGTGAAAATGCTGGTAAGTGTCGAACCGCTTCTGAGAATAATGTTTTCTTGGGTGCTAATGCTGGTAGAAATGGTACAAGTGGTTGCTTAACTATTGCAATAGGACCGTCTGCTGGTTTAACTAATACTGCTAATAATAATATTTTCCAGGGTAATCAAGCTGGTAGATATACTACTACTGGTTCTCATAATATTTTCCTTGGAACTTATGTAGCAAAATGTCATACCACTGGTGGATGTAATATATTCATTGGTAATGAGGCAGGAAGTAATGTTAGTTCTGGTGGAACTGGTGATGGTAATATTGGATTGGGATGTAAATCATTAACTTGTTTGACATCAGGATCAAATAGTGTTGCAATAGGAAGACAGGCAGGATATAAAGTAAGTAGTGGTAGTAATTATATTGCCATTGGTTATCAGGCATTATTTACAGAAGATACTGGTGGTTCTGGAGCAGTTGCGATTGGTTATCAGGCATTATGTCAACAAAATGCAAGTTTTGGATATAATGTTGCAGTTGGATATCAAGCAGGAACGGCAATAACTGATGCGACAGAAAACGTTGCCGTGGGTTATCAAGCTGGTGAAGGAATCACGACGGGTACTGGTAACGTTGCCATTGGAGCAAAAACATTAACGGCTGCAGGTTCAGGTGGTAGTAATGTTGCAATAGGACAAGACACTCTTCGTAACAATACTGGTAGTGGTAATGTTGCAGTAGGTGGAGCAGCATTAGATGCTTCTGGTGCTGGTGGAACAAATAGTGCATTTGGTTATGCTTCTGGTAGTAGTGTTACAAGTGGATCGGGAAACACCTTATTAGGTTATCAAGCTGGTGATGCAATTACTAGTGGTTCTGGTAATGTTGCCATTGGTAAAGCTGTAGATGTATCATCACCATCTGGTAATACTCAATTTATTATTGGTTGTGGTTCTAATAAGTGGATATGTGGTGATAGTAACTATAACATTTATGATAAGGATGGTAACCAAATCACCGGCGGTGGTGGAGGTTCATCAGGAACTTGGACACCAGATGCACAAGACAACTTAAAAGCAGGTACTGATGCTGGTAAATGTTTATCAAGTGATAATGATTGTAATGTTTTAATAGGATATAAAGCTGGTTGTAAGGTATGTGAAACAGGTGGCAGTTGGGGACAAAGTTCTATAATGATTGGTACTTGTGCTGGTATAAATGATACCCATGCACTTTATAATGTCTGGATTGGTCATACGGCTGGTAGTGCCAATAGTAATGGTTTTTATAATACTGCAATTGGAATGTATGCACTAAGAAGTAATACTTCATCTAATTGCGGCGTTGCACTTGGATATGGAGCTGGTTGTGGTGCTAATGGGTATCGTAATACTTTCTTGGGTGCAATGGCTGGTAGTAATGTTACTAGTGGATGTGCTAATGTTGCTATTGGACCTGGTTCTGAAATCGCATCTGCAACAGGTAACAATCAATTAGTAATTGGATGTGGTAGTAGCTATTGGTTGAGAGGTGATAGTAGTTGGAATGTTAGAATTGGTGCTGGTATTTTAGATTGTGATAATACTACTGGAACTAGTGGTCAGGTCTTAAGTTCTACTGGTAATAATATTAAGTGGGTTGCTTCTGGTGGAGGTGGTGGATCAGGTGGTTGCCTGAAATTAGATTCTGATGTTAACATATATTCTGATGGAGTATGTGCTGGATGTGATTTTGATGGAACAAATGCATGTTATAACATAGCAATTGGATGTTGTGCAGGTCATACAATTGCAAGTGGTTCTTATAATGTGGCACTTGGTTATGGGGTGATGAGTCAGAACACTGCTTCAGGAAATTGTAATACTGTTCTAGGTAGAGATGCAGGAAAATGTATTTGGTCTGGTACTAATAATATATTTCTTGGTACTGAGGCAGGACGTGGTGATAGTACTTCTGGTATAAGTGGTTCAAACAATATTGCCCTTGGAACATTTGCATTACAACAATTAAGTAGTGGATCAAACAACTTTGCTATTACTTCTTATGCTGGATGTGAGATAACAACTGGTTATGCCAATATTACCATTGGTGAAAAGGCAGGAAGCTCTATAACATCTGGTGCTTCCAATGTAATGTTGGGTCCTTATGCAGGTCAGGAGACTACTGGTAGTCATAACGTATACATTGGTTCTTGTGCTGGTCAAGCGGCAACGACTGGTTACAACGTTGCCATAGGTTATATGGCAGGATGTGTTGCTAACAATGGTTATGAAGTATTCATAGGATCTGAAGCTGGAAGATGCATGGTGGGTGATAGCAGTGTTGCCATAGGTAGACAGGCTATGAGGGGTGGATCGTCTTCAACCTCTGGAAATGATGCAGTTGCAATTGGAATGTATGCAGGTAAGAATACAACTACTGCTGCTGGTAATGTTTTAATAGGTAGGGACGCGGGAAGTACTGTAACTACAGGTGGTTGTAACGTTGCCATTGGTCTTTATGCTGGTCAATGCATACAAGATAATCAAAATAGTGTTTACATAGGTGCTAGAGCTGGTGCACTTGTTAAGGGATATGGTAGTGTCTATATTGGATGTTGTGCAGGATATGGTGTTGCAGATTGTTATAATGCAGAAAATGTTTATATTGGTTGCAACACTGCTAAGGGTGTTACTACTGGAAATCTTAATGTAGTAGTTGGAGGAGCAGGTGCTCAAACAATGACTACTGGATCATGTAATGCTGTTCTTGGTTCAAATGGGGGATATTCACTCACAACGGGTTCTCAAAATTCAACTTTAGGTGCATTTAGTGGTTATAATATAAGTAGTGGTACTCATAACGTTGCGATTGGATATTGTGCTAAAGTAGGTTCAGCAACTGGCAATAAGCAATTTGTAATTGGTTGTAATACAAGTTGGTGGATCTGTGGTGATAGTAACTTTAACATCTATGACAAAGATGGTAACCAAATCACCGGCGGTGGTGGTGGTGGTGGATCAGGCGGTTGTCTGAAAGTGGATAGTGATCAGAACGTATACTCTGATGGAACTTGTTCTGGATGTGGTATTACTTCTGGTAGTGGTCTTAAAAATGTTGCAATAGGTGCTTGTGCTGGTAGATGTTTTACTACTGGTGATAACAGTGTATTCATAGGTGCTAAAGCTGGAGAAGGAACAACTACTGGTAGCAATAACATTTATCTTGGTAGATATGCTGGATATGGTGCTAGTAGTGGTGGTATGAATTTCTTTGGAGGATATCAGACAGGTGGTTTTAATACTGGTAGTAATAATGTAATGTTTGGTTATCAGACAGGATTTACGTCTGGTAATGGTAGTGATAATGTACTTATAGGACAACTTACATACCACAAATTATGTAGTGGTAGTGGTAATGTTGCTATTGGTCGATATGCTGCATATTGTAATTGTGGTGGTAATAATAATATTTACTTAGGATATGATGTTGCATATCATGGAACAAGTAATTGTTATAATGTTCTTCTGGGTTATAAGGCAGGTAGTGCTGGTAGTAGCACATATATGTGTTGTGCTAATGATAATATTGGATTGGGAAGAAAAAATTTATATGCATTATGCTGTGGTGATTCAAACGTTGCCATTGGTCATGAGGCAGGATGTGCATTGACAAATGGATGTTGTAATACTTTCTTAGGAACATATGCAGGTCGTAATGTTACTACTGCAAATTGTCAGGTTATAATTGGTCCTGGTAGAACTTCTCCATCAGCTACCAGTAATAATTGGATGATAATGGGTGTTGGTGCTTCTGATTATTGGATCATGGGTAATGATTCCTTTAATGTTTGTTTCCAGAGAGGTATAGTTGATTGTACTGGAAGTACTGGTACGAGTGGTCAGGTATTAAGTTCCACTGGTAGTTCTTACATGAAGTGGGTTGCTAATTCTGGTGGCGGTGGTGGTGGATCACCAGGTGGTTCAGATACTCAAGTTCAGTATAATGACTCTGGTAGTTTTGGTGGGTCATCAAATATGACCTTTAATGGAACTGCTTTAAGTGCTAATACTATATGTGGAACAGCAGGTAATCATTTATTATGTGCAACTGGATCCAATTCAGCCATAACATTATGTTCTGGTGGTAGTAATGCGAATATCTACTTATGTTCTACTGGTAGTAATGCACAAGTAAGAATTACTTCGACTGGTAGTAATGGTGTATCAAGAATGGATGGACTAAATGGGGTTGAATTATCTCATGGTGGATCATTTTCTTCTACAAAATTAGCAACCACTAGCACGGGAGTAACGGTAACTGGATGTGTTAACACATCATTGAGTGTTCCTTCAAGTGCTAATGGTGTGAGAAAGATTACTGCATCAACTTCAGCTCCATCTGGCGGTGCTGATGGTGACATTTGGATTAAGTATACAGCTTAATATGAAAATGAAATTTTATATTTTAACTACTCATATAGATATAATATACGGAGGAATTATTTAAATGGCAACTTATTATATTGACTGGGAAGGCGGAGATGATTCTAAGGATGGTACTTCGTTTGCCAATAGAAAAAGGACTCAGTATGGTTTTCAGCAAGCTGGTATAAGTGTGACAGGTGGTGATGAAATTAGATTTGCTGGAAAACCTAGACAGTTACTTGATAGTAATGCCAGAATATGGAATTGGATGGGTTGGAGACCATATCATTATTATAGTATAGGTAGTATAACTTATAGTCAAACAACAGGTGAAACAGTTCTTACTTGGTCTAATCATGGAATGCAGACAGGAGAAACTGTAGGAATAGATCAAAATAGTAATTTCTCAAATCATTGGGAAACAATTAATGGTATGTGGGAGATTACAAGAGTTGATGCTAATACTTTTAAATTAAATGATTACACTGCACCTTCTGGTGCAACCACTGGAAGTGGTGGGTATATAAGAAAGATGAAAAATTCTATAGTACAACTTTCATCAGAAGTAACACAAGAACTTGCATCTAATGGTCAAAGAAATGCACCTTGGACTGCATCTACAAATGTTACTACTAGTTTAGAAACAACTACTGGAACATGGAGTAGTCAGGTTCCTATGCAATCACATGCATATTCTGATAAAATTGAGATTGCAGATGGATTTGGAACTGGAAAGGCTGCATATTGGCCAATTGGATCAGCATTAAATTTATCTGGATATCAACAGGTGTCTTATCTAGTAAGACAGACTAGTGGAACTAGAACATCAACAGGAACAGGATCAACAACAACTCCAAATCTTAGTTTGAGGTTATGTACTGATACTAGTGGAGATACTTCTGTCCATACAATTCCAGTTATGACTGGTTCAGATACTAGTTCGACTTGGAGAGATTTTACTCATGATTTTGGAACTAATTTAAATTCGAGTATACAATCCGTAGCTCTTTATGTTGATGTGGATAATGGAGCACAAACATTTAATTTTGATAATATTATTGCATGTAAGGCTAAATCTGCAGCTGATAGTTTAACATTGAATAGTGTAGTTGGTTTTGGAACACAACCAAATAATCCTCATTATTGGAAGATAGGTTCTATAAGGAAGAAAAATATTCGAATTTTGATGGGTGATAGACGAAATAGTTATTATCCCTATAGTTATTATACTCCTGGTGGAGCTGATTGGTCTGGTGCTATTGGTGTTGCTCGAACTGCTAACACATATTCAACAGTAAATATGTATAAAATAGAACCAACTCAAGTATGGGAGGATATGGGTATAGAGCCAGTTAGTGGTTCTTGGAGTAGTTATAGTCCTAATTGGTTTGAAATCAGTAGTAAATCTGGAGTTAGTACAACAAGTCGTCTTAAAATAAGTGGTGGTTGGGATGTCAGTACTAATATGGCAACACAACATACTGGTGGATATACAGCTCTTAATGGTCATAATAGTTATGGTTATTTTCTGCGTTTTAATAGTTGTAGTTATACAGAGTTTGAAAATTTCATGGCCATGAGTGCACTAAGACCCCTTGATTTTAGTAGTTGTCATTATAGTCAGTTCCATAATTGTGGTGTTACTGGTGCGGGTTATTATGGGTTGATGATGCAGAGTTGTCAAAGGTTACTGGGTGGTTGTAGTTTATGGGGAAATGGTGGTACTCAATCTGTATATATGAGTAGTTGTAATAACTGGAATGATTATGAAGAACAAAATGCGGGGATAACTACATTTTGGTCTTCCACTAGTTATTCAGAAGGTGTTGTTGTTCAGCATCATACTAATAGTAATATTCATAAAATGGTAGGGAAGCATGTAGCACAAAGTTACGGGTGTGCATTATCTTATAGTACTGGGTGTAGAGTTGACTACATTGATGCTGGAGATTCTCCTGGTAGTGGTGGTTCTGTTCAAGGGTTTAGAATGTACCAGAATTATGGTGGAGTAACTGTTGGTATTCTTACTGTAAGTAATTGTTATTATGGAACATATTTTGAAAATTCAGGAGATGTAGTACTTGATAAAGTTGATTTGATCAGGGAAGATTGGGATCTATCTAATGGTTCAAATGGATATCAAAATAATATGCAATATGGATTTTATACTAGATATAATTCTGAAGCTAGAGTTAAAGGTGGTCAATGGGATAAACAACCTTACCTGGACGGATCAGATATATTCACAGATAATGTAATCTTGAATTATAGTAGTTCTCCCAACTTTACTGGAAATTACAGGATTCTTGCTAAGAATCATGATGGTACTAGTGGTGAATATAAAAACTTCTATCGATATGGAACTGTTGAACCAGATACATCAACAAGACATACTGCATCTGGTTGGTCTTGGAAAATTGATATTAGTAGTAGTAGTGCAAGCCCTACATCTCCAATTGACTGGGAAGTTGCAAAGGTTATATGTAATGCAAATGCACAGGTAACTGCTTCTATTTGGGTTTATCGTGATGGAACGGGTGTGAATGGTGGTCTAAGGGTAAAAAGTGGTGCAGCTGCAGGTATAACTGCTGATATTAATGCGGTTATTTCTGATAATACATCTGGTTCTTGGGTTCAATGTTCATTAAACTTCACACCAACAGAAGCTGGTGCGGTAGCTATATATGCTATGGGATATCAGCCTACAAGTGGTGGAAACAATAGTCATAATCTATGGCTTGATGATTTCTCAGTAACACAGGCATAAAATTATGGCATACGAAACAATTAGAACAGAACCAGCTGCAAGAGGGTTGGTTAGTTATAAAGTTCAAGTTAGTAATGATAGGTGTGTTTGGATTAAAACTGCACCTGATACATCACAATCTGATTTAGATGTACTTGTTGATGAATTTTTAGATGAAGAAACTGCTGACTTGGAAAGAAGAGAAAAGAGAAGACTTCAAATTTTAGAATTAGATCTACCAGTTGGTATAAGAACTATTTAAGGTAAACTATGGCACTTCCAACTAGATCACAAGTAATGTCAATGGACTATGTTGATTGGTCCTTGCCAGCATTTTGGGTAGATTCTGGTGCCTCTGGTGGTGGTGCAGTTGTTTCTAATAATGCATATGTAAATGTAAGTGGTACTTGGAAACAATCAGACGATATCTATGTTAATGTTAGTGGAACATGGAAAAACGTGACAAATGATGTGGTGTATGTTAATATATCTGGAAGTTGGAAACAACTAACTGGAGGAGGAGGTGGAGGTGTAGATTCTGATACACTTGATTATGTTGATTGGTCTTTACCTGTTGCAGGTAGATGATAAATATTTTTTAAATTGAATTTTTTATGAACAAAACATTTTATTTCATGGCAGGACTTCCACGTGCTGGAAGCACTCTTCTGTCTACATTATTAAATCAAAACCCAAGGTTTTATTCAGGACCATCAAGTCCTGTTCTTGGTGTAATGTATGCGACTCATGATAACTTTCAGAATTCAAATGAACTTTATACTGGGTATCCAAAACCAAATCAAGCCAATGAGATAGTTGGTTCTATTATAAGACATTGGTATAGTGATGTTGAGGAAGAAGTTATCTTTGATAAGAACCGTGCATGGACTGCAAGAGTTGCTTTTATTGAGGGATATATTAAAGAAGAAGCAAAGATTATAGTTCCTGTAAGAAGAATAGATGAAATACTTGCATCTATACTTACCATGGTTCATCGTAATCCTTTTCAGGAAGGTCAGCCAAGAATTAATTTTGTTGACGAACAGTTAGTGAAGTTTAATATTCCTATTAATGATGAGAATAGATGTACGTTCCTTCTTAATTCTTCTGGTATTGTTTATGAGTCCTTGAATGCTGTTAAGATGGGTGTAGATGAAGGGCATGGTGACAAATTTCATTTTGTAGACTATAATGATTTGGTAAACAATCCGCAAGAAGAATTAAATGATATCTATAAGTTCTTGGGTGAAGAACCATTTGAACATACGTTTGATGAACTATCTAATGAATATAGAGAAGATGACCTGACAACTTATGGTTTATCTGATATGCATGAGGTTCATTCTAAATTAGAGAAGACTTCACCAGATCCAAGTACAGTTCTTCCTGAGTCTATTATCAAACTATATAATGAAAATAAAAAGAATCTTGAGTTTTGGAATGATTCTGGAGCAATGAAGGTTAACAAGCAACCTTTACGTAATGTTCCAGAATCATCACAGGTGGTTAACCCATCAAATAAAAATCCATACAATCTCTTTTCACAATAAATACTACACAAGGTTTAAATAAAAAATGGCAATTACACACACCCAGACAGTATCCGCATTGACAATCTTAAATAATGCTGATAATATTGTTTCAGATGTTAGAGTGAAAACTGTTTCCGTTGATGATTCAAATCCTTCAGTTCTTACAATTGAATCTGAGGAGAATTATCAGGTAGATACATCAGGTGGTACTGGTGCATCAGGATTTGTTGCATATGATAGTCTTACTCAAGCAGGAATTCTTGCATGGACTCCTATTGCGGATGGATTATCAAAATCAAATGTTAAAACAAATCATGAATCATGGATAGAATCTGTTAAGAATCCTCCAGCACCTACTAACGTATCTAAGGCACTTCCTTTCTAAATTAAATCGTAATTTTTTATTATGTCTCGAAAAAAATATTCTTTGTTCCATGTACAAGGTGGATTTGGGAAGCACATTGCAGCGACAGCAGTAGCAAAATGTATTAAGAACAACTTTCCTGGTAGGGAGTTGATTGTTAGTGCTGTTTGGTCTGAAATATTCACCAATCTTCCTTTTGTGGATAGAATATATCAAACTGGAAATACGAGTTATTATTATCAAAATTATGTAGAGGATATGGATTCATTAGTCTTTGCTAATGAACCATATTTTACTACAGATCATGTAAATAAAACACTACCTTTGGTTCAGACTTGGTGTAAGATGTATAATCTTGAGTACCATGGTGAGATGCCAGAGATAAAGTTTAATCCTCTACAGAGAAAGAGTGCCAAAGAGTTTTGGCCTGGTAGAGCAAATGGAAAACCCATCATGGTCATTCAGACTAATGGTGGAATGTATCAAGAACAGAGACCATATCTGTGGGCAAGAGACATGCCTGTGGTACTGGCACAAAAACTTGTAGATCATTATTCAGATGATTATCATATCTTCCAGATAACAAGGCCATCATGTGAAGTCTTAGATGATGTAGAAGTTATAAAAGACCCTATGAGTAACATGGAACTTGTAAGTACTCTGTTACATAGTGATAAGAGAATACTGATTGATAGTTGTATGCAACATGCTGCTGCAGCATTGAAGATGCCATCAGTAGTATTATGGAATGGAACAAGTCCAAAAGTATTTGGATGGGATATGCATACAAATATACAGGCGAAGAAACCTGCTAAGATGAAGTTACCGAATAGTGTATTGTTTGATTTTGATTTTACTGGTGTTGAAGCAGAGTATCCATATGTAGATGAGGATGATGAGATATTTGACTTTGATAAAATTGTAGAGGCAGTCGGTTAATTATGAATGTAGTTGGTCTTTATGGTGCGATTGGTTGGAATGTTATAATCTCAGACAATCCTAAGTTATTAAAACAATCAGAAGATTCTTGGACACATGGTGCGAGTGTAACTCTCATTAAAGATGGTGAGCACTGTGTGAGTATCAGTGAAGAGAGATTGAGTAAGATAAAATATGATGGTAACTTTCCTAGAAAGTCTATTGAGTATTGTTTGTCTGCTGCGAACTTAGATAAGAATGATATTGATTTAGTCATTGTTCCATCAATGGCTAATCAAAATTTCTATAAGAATTATATCAATAAGACCATTGAGAAGAAGGTTAAAAGATATTTTCCAAAGGCAAAGGTAGAGATAGCATCACATCACTTGTGTCATGCCTATTCTTCTGTGTTCTCTTGTGATTATAATGAGGGTTCATTTATTACATTAGATAATGCTGGTTCCGTTTTATTTGATACTGTAGGAAATATATTTGCCTGTGAAAATCATTCATTTGGATACTTTAACAAGAAGAAAAATCTATTCAAATATTATCCTGGTATTCCACAGACAAATAATCTAGGAAACTATTATTGGTTGTGGGCATATCATATCTACGTGAATAAGATACAGGCAGATATTAAACTTACAGATCCAAAGTATAGAGAGACATTCTGTGGTAAGGTCATGGGTCTTTCTGCCTATGGAAACATCAAAGAGTTTAAGCAAGATTGGAGAATGCATTTCGAGGGCATACCACAGGTGGCACTTGAGTCTTTTCCTAATAAAGATTTTAAATATGGTAATTTATCACCAGAGAATAAGGCAAAGCAACTCCAGTATAACTTTGAGCAGGGAATGCTTAAGTGGATGAAACAGTTAAAGAAAGAGGATTATATCAATGATAATCTATGCCTTGCTGGTGGTGTCTTTCTAAACATCCTTGCTAACTCTGTACTGCGTAAAAATAAGGTCGCAGACAATATACATATCCCACCATTTCCAGACGATACAGGACTATCTTTCGGTGCTGCAGCGTATGGATTATTTAAGAACAAGGAGCAAGTAAAACTACCTCATAACATTTCACTATTTGGTAAGACTTATAGTGATGAAGAGATAGAAGAAGCACTGGGAGATACCAAGTATAAGAAGTATGATAACTTTGAGGAACTATGTAAGGTTACTGCGAAACATCTAGCAAATAATAAGATTGTAGGATGGTTCCAGAACAGGTCTGAGTTTGGTCCTAGAGCACTTGGTTCTAGGTCTATCCTTATGAATCCTCAACCTAAGAAGAATAAGGACACTGTGAACTCACGCATTAAGCATAGGGAAGAGTGGAGACCCTTTGCTGGCATCATGTTAGAGGAGTATCAGAAGGATTACTTTGTAGAAGATTATCCAAATGAGTATATGTTATATTCATTAGTCGTAAAACCTCATCAAAGAAAGAATATAGGTGCTATTACACATCAAGATGGTACTTGTAGAATACAAACGGTGAATGAGGAATTACACCCAGAAGTCACTACACTTCTACAAAAATATAAAGAGGAAACAGGGTGTCCTATTCTTCTTAACACATCTTTCAACGATAATGGCCAACCCATTGTTGAGACACCAAAACAAGCAATCGATACATTCAATAATATTGATTTAGATTATTTGTGTATCGGTAATTACATTATAAATAAAAACTCATAAGGAATACAAAAATGAATTTTGCAGTCTATACAAAGGATGGTTGCCCGTATTGTGATAAAGTAAAACAGGTATTAGAGTTGACAGGAAGTAAGTTTGTGGTGTATAATTTAGATCAACATTTTAATAAGGATGCTTTTTATGGTGAATTTGGTGAAGGATCCACCTTCCCACAAGTAGTATGTGAAGGAAACAAACTAGGAGGATGTGTTGACACAATCAAATACCTCAAAGAACAACGAATCATTAAAGAATAAGATAAATAAAAACAACATTCCCGTTAATCGTGGTGTTGAGCTTATTCTTAGTGGAGGTAAGAGGAAAAGAAAACCACTTCATATATTATTAAATAAGGTTGTTTGTTTTTTTAATACAGAAATAGACATCTATTTTGAATTCTCTTTATCAGTAAAGAGAAAAAAATAATTCTAAAGGAGGTAACAGATGACCATAGAAACGATACTAGTCTTAGTGTTACCGATATCTTTTTTATTATTTTGTGCAGGAGCACTAGGTGGTTGGATTGCACGAGACTACATGATGAACTATCAGGAGATACCACGACCTCACCCTGAAATGTTCGATGAAAATGGGAACCTAGTTCCCGATGAGGTTATAGCATTTCGATTTGAAAACAATTATGACTACGAAGAAGACACCGACGACTAGAGGAAGAAAGAAATCTACTACTACTTCTTCTACTACAACTCCAAAGAAAACAACTACTCCAAAGGCAACTAAAACAGCAACTAAAAAGAAAACTGTTTCTGTTAAACCTCTTCCAGAATTACCTGCAAGACCATTTGCTTTTGAAGTTTTAGATTTGGTCTCTAAACAAAGATCTAAGGCTAAAAAGATTGAAGTTCTTAGAAAATATGAAGATATATCATTGAAAGCAATCTTTATATGGAATTTTGATGAATCGATAGTATCATTACTTCCAGACGGACAAGTTCCTTATACTGGATATGATGAACAGAATACCTATAGTGGAACTTTATCTACAAAACTTTCATATGAAGTTCGTAAGATGCATGAGAATGGTGATTTTTCTTTAGGTGTTAGTGATCAGCAAGGACATACAACTATTCGTAGAGAATGGAAACATTTTTATATGTTCTGTAGAGGTGGTAATAATGGTATGAATGCTCTTCGTCGTGAGACTATGTTTATTAACATTCTTGAAGGACTTCATCCATTAGAGGCAGAAATTCTTACTTTAGTTAAGGATAAGAGATTACATGAAGTTTATAATGTTACACAAGATGTTGTTGCTGAAGCATATCCTGACATTCAATGGGGAGGTAGAGTATGACAAAATCTACAATGGAAGTAAAGAAACCTGAGTTAAAAGAACCAGAGAAAAAGGAAATGATTTGGACTAAGGAGGAGAAGGATACTTTAAAATCAAAGTATGGTTCTGAAATACTTATAGAGAATGGTTCGTATGAAGATGTAAATACTAAACAAGCACCTACTGATGCGTATATTATAAAGTATATACATGAGGATAAGGTTCGTTTTGATCTGACAAGAGGGACTAAGATAAAAATATTTGATATGTATTGGGATAAGTTTAAGGGTGGTATACAATCCATTGATTACGGTAAGGGTAGTATCAAACCAAACCTTTGGGGGTACCAATCACCTAAGACATCAAAGAAAAAAAGAAAGGGCTGAACCAAAATCGACTTTTAATTCCAAAATATCGGGGAAAAAAATCCCGGTATTTTTTTGGTCTGTAGGGTCGATGTAACAAATTTACATACTTGGTTGACTATATAGTATATCTGTGTTAGTATTAACACAATCGTTCAACCTCTTAGGAGGTCGCAAGTAAGCCGACTCGGAACGGAATCGTTCATCCTTATGGAATTACTTCTCGTTAGTCTTTTACCATGTGATTATGCTACTGGTCTTGTCGAACAGATATACCGACAGCATACTGAAACACCTAAATCTGAATTAATTCAGATTGTGGAACAGAGTACTGAGAAGGGATGCTTTGAGGACGCAAAAGCCGACTGAAGGAACGGGGCTAAAAATCCCTACTACTTTGGAGAAAGCCAATGGCACAAGTTACTTACCGTGGTGTCGAGTATGACACTGAAGAGTACAGAAAAATGCTCATCAATGAGCATAATCAAACTCGTAATCACGATTTAATGTATCGTGGTATCAAGGTTAGAAGCAAGGCAATACCTTGCAGTTAAGTTCTAGAACTTAATTATAATAAGAGAGTCTATTGACAGACTCTCTTTTTTTGTGTAAAATAACCGAAAGTCTTAAATTAATGAGATCTAAACAATTACTTAGAAATCTAAAAAAAGCACTTAAACAAGATCATCTGTATAGTAGTGATGAAATTGATTTTATGAAAAAACAACTATCTCTCTTAGAAGAGGAATTAACACCTAAACAAAAAGAATTCAAAGGATTTGGTAAATGAACGTAAAACTTGTAAGCATCACTCCTGACGCAGAACAGACAATGGCATATATTGCCAGAGTGTCTAATCCTTCAAATCAGGACAATGAGAAGTATTCTGGACTTTTGAAGTATTGCATCAAACATAACCATTGGAGTGTTTTTGAGCAATCTTCGATGACTTTGGAAATTGAGACTACTCGTGCTATTGCTGCTCAAATTCTAAGACATAGAAGTTTTACATATCAAGAGTTTTCTCAAAGATATGCTGCAAGTACTGCATTGGGAAAAATCGATTTACCAGAACTTCGCAGACAAGATGAAAAGAATCGTCAAAATTCTATTGATGACTTAGACCCTAAAATTGTAGAAACATTAAATCGTCAGATTGAGACTTTATTTACTGCATCTACAAATCTTTATAGTCAGATGTTAGAGGCAGGTGTTGCAAAAGAGTGTGCTAGAATGGTATTACCACTTGCTACTCCTACTAGAATCTATATGACTGGTTCTTGTCGTTCTTGGATACATTATATTAATCTAAGAAGTGCTCATGGTACTCAAAAAGAGCATATGGAGATAGCAGAGGCATGTAGAGAGGTATTTACCGAACAATTCCCTGCAGTCTCTGAGGCTCTAGAGTGGTAATCATTATTGATGATGTTGTTTCAAATTTTGATACCTTTAGGAAAAGTACCTTACAAATTATTGGAGATAAAAATTTTAGTATAGATTGGTGTTCATTTGAATATGAACATGAATTTAAAGATTTTTGTTTGCAGATGATTGGTATAGCATCAAAATATTATGATTTATCATCATCTATAGGATATGAATTTTGGACACATAATAATACAAGACCATTTGGTGATTCTGAGACAGATGGATGGCATTATGATAAAGATGAATTTTTATTTGATGCAAATGGAACTTATGATTATCCATTATGTTCAATGGTGTATTATCCAGTTATTCAAGATCTTGAAGGTGGACAATTGCATTTGGAATGTGATATAATAACACCAAAGGAAAATAGGTTGGTTATTTTTCCACCAAAAACATATCATTATGTTCAACCTTTTAAAGGTAATAGAATTTCTCTCTTAGTTAATCCTTGGAGTAAAATATTAAAACCTTTAGATTGATTATAAATATCTTCACATTATTTAATTATTATGGCAACATATCCTGTTAAAAATAAAGAAACTGGTGAACAAAAAGAAGTAAAAATGAGTGTTCATGACTGGGATCAATGGAAAGAGGATAATCCAGATTGGCAAAGAGATTTTTCTGACCCAAGTACTTGTCCTGGTGTTGGAGAAGTTGGAGAATGGCAAGATAAATTAGTAAATAAAAATCCTGGATGGGGTGAAGTTCTCAATAAAGCTGAAAAAGCTGGAGGTATTTCTGGAAGATTAGCACGTAAAGGATCTTACGAATCTTCAACCCAATCTGCTTTTGATATAGATTAAAACCATGCCAAGAAGAAAAAGAGCATCTGCAGACCAACCCATTGGAGTTGGTTTAACCGCAAAGCAGATGAAAAAGAAAAAACCTTTAAATTCTGCATATTTGGTTGATATTGAACCAATTACAGAAAATCAGAAAAAATTATTTGCTTCATATAAAAAAGGTAAGCAAATAGTTGGGTATGGTTGTGCAGGAACTGGTAAAACCTTTATTACACTTTATAATGCATTAAAGGATGTTCTTAATGAGAATACTCCTTATGAGAAAATCTACATTGTTAGGTCTCTCGTTGCCACTCGTGAAATTGGTTTCTTACCTGGTGACCACGAAGATAAATCAGACATTTATCAAGTACCATATAAGCATATGGTAAAGTATATGTTTCAGATGCCTTCTGATGCAGACTTTGAGATGTTATATGGTAACTTAAAGGCACAAGAAACAATTAAGTTCTGGAGTACATCATTCCTTCGTGGAACAACATTAGATAATTCTATTGTAATAGTAGATGAGTTTCAAAACCTTAATTTCCATGAATTAGATTCTATTATTACTCGTATTGGTGAAAATAGTAAAATATGTTTCTCTGGAGATGCCAGTCAGTCAGATTTAGTTAAAACTAATGATCGTAATGGTATTGTTGATTTTATGAACATCTTGCGGAAAATGCCATCTTTTGATATAATAGAGTTTGGTATCGATGATATAGTTCGTTCTGGATTAGTCAAAGAATATCTTACTGCCAAAATTGAAATGGGACTTTAATGTTTGATCATGTTGATTTGAATCTTTCTCCTTTAGAAAGAGAACATATAGATGGTGTTCGTTATTATAAAATCCCTGATGAAGATGAACTTGTTAAAATGGTGTCTATTACTTCGGTAACTAGTCACTTTAATAAAGAAATTTTTATCAATTGGCGTAAAAAAGTTGGTAATAAAGAGGCAGATCGTATCACTAAAGCGGCAACAAGTCGTGGAACTGATATGCATACTCTTACAGAGCATTATTTAAAAAATGAAAATCTTCCTACAGTTCAACCTATTTCTGATTTTTTATTTAAGATAGCAAAAACTGAACTCAATAAGATAAATAATATATATGCCCTGGAAGGACCTCTCTATAGTAAACAGTTAGGTGTTGCAGGAACAGTCGATTGTATTGCAGAATATAATGGTGAACTAGCAATAATAGATTTTAAGACATCTAAAAAACCTAAACCAAGAGACTGGATTGAACATTATTTTGTCCAGTGTATGGCATACGGATGTATGTTGTACGAAATGCGGGATATCCCGATTAAAAAACTTGTAATCATTATGGCATGTGAAAATGGAGAATGTAAAGTCTATGAAGAATACGACAAAGCAAAGTACATCAGATTGCTCCAACAATATATTACAAAATTTGTTAACGATAAATTGGAACTCTATGGAACCGAATAAAGAATTGCAACAAGCAATAGAAAAGAAATTTTTAACTCCTCAAAAATTTGCTATGGAGATAGAAACTATTGTTGCAGAACAAAACCTAAATTATATTGATGCTATCTGCCAGTATTGCGAAACTAACGAAATTGAGGTAGAATCTGTTTCTAAATTAATTTCAAAACCATTGAAAGAAAGATTGAAGTATGATGCTATTAATCTTAATTTTATGAAGAAAACATCAAGAGCAAAGTTACCAATCTAATGCCAACTCAGTCGGAACTAATGCATTATCGTCTTCAAGCAATGATGCGAGAACATAATTTTCCAGAACTTCAATATCTGGGTGTACGTCCAGATAGTATAGGTGTGGATCAGCATTGGTATCGAATTAATGGAGTTGAAGTTCCTGTTGACTCTATAACAGAATTAGATAATGTGGAAGAGATTGATGAAAGTGACCCCATTTGAAACCTATCGAACATATCTTTCGATGAAAAGTCATTTTACTAATCCTAAATTTGACTTTTTTAAATATGGTGGTAAATCAAGAGCTACCATAACATCCTTTAATAAAAGAAAAGACAAGTACTGGTTTGAAAAAACTTCTAGGAAGTATTCAGATCAAGAAATCGTAGATTTTCTTTTAGCAAATTTTGCAACTACCGACAATCCACAAAACTTATGGATTGGAGAAATTATCAACTCAGG